TTCTATATCTACCATTAGTGCGGGTAAGAACATTTTTGCTAAAGCTAAAATTCAAGAAACCTTTGATCGTGAATTTGCAATTTACGATTTGAATAGTTTCTTAGCTACTCTTAGCTTGGCAAATAATGCTGACATTCAATTTGACAATGAATTTTTGCAAGTTGAGATTGATTCAGGTACAATGCAGTATTATTATTCAGACCCGTCAGTCATTCAGGCTGCACCTGATAAAGAAATTCAAGTTGATAATTATTTTCAGTTTACTCTTACGAAAGAGGCACTTAAAACTATTTTTAGCACTGCTTCGGTAAGTCAAGCTACTATGTTTAGCGTGATTGGTAATGGAACTAACGTTAGTATTGTTGTTGGTGATCCTAAAACTCCATCAAGTAATAATTATCAGAAAACAATTGCGGCTTCGACTAAAGTATTCAAAGCACATTTGCCAATTGATAGTTTGAAAATTATGAATGACACTTATACTGTAACAGTTTCAGAAAAGAAATTCATCTATCTAGAAGGCACTAATGGTAGTTCACGGTATTGGCTAGCACTTGATAAAGACTCGGAGTTTTAATTATGGATGAATCTAAACTTAATGTAGAAGTGCGCGAGACTGGCAACGGATGGCTGGTTACATTTACACGGTGGGATAAAACAGTTGAGTTTGTTTTTACTCGCCCCGGTCCTGCTCTTTCTATGATCAAAAGTGTTATGACAGAGAGTGTAAATCCCTTTGCAGACATGCCAGGATATTCCCATGAGTAATGATACACCTGTACAGGTAGAAAAGGATAAAGAAGAAGAAGGCAAGCATATTGAATTGAATATTACGGACAATACGACAGTAAAAGAAAAAATTGGTTAATTATATCATGGAGTTCGTAAATGGATCATTTTTTATGGGTTGAGCGTTACAGGCCCAAGACTATTGAAGACTGTATTTTACCTGAATCTATTAAAAACACTTTTAAGGAGTTTCTCTCAAAAGGCGAAATTCCTAATTTGCTTTTGTGTGGTACAGCAGGTACAGGTAAAACTACAGTAGCTCGGGCATTGTGTGAAGAACTAGGTGCGGACTATATTATTATTAATGGTTCCGATGAAGGTCGTCAAATTGATACTTTGAGAACAAAGATCAAACAATTTGCGAGTGCAGTTAGTTTTGGTGCAGGTACTAAAGTTGTAATCATGGATGAAGCTGACTATCTAAACAGAGAGTCGGTTCAACCTGCACTCAGAGCATTCATTGAAAACTTTTCTGATAATTGTAGATTCATTTTTACGTGTAACTATAAGCAAAAAATTATTGCTCCTCTTCACAGTAGAACTACTGTCATTGAATTCACTTCTCAAAAAAGTGATAAAGCGCGTCTTGCATCTGCATTTATGAAACGGATGCAATATATACTTGGTCAAGAAGGTGTGCAATATAAAGAAAAAGTTTTAGCAGAATTGTTGATGAAGTTCTATCCTGATTACAGGCGAGTAATTAACGAATTACAAAGATATAGTTCATCAGGTTCAATTGATGAAGGTATTCTCAGTAATTTTTCTGAGGTCAACACAAGAGAGTTGATAACTTCTCTTAAAGAAAAAGACTGGAAGAAAATGCGGCAGTGGGTCGCTAATAATGTTGATTCAGATCCGCAAGGTATTTTTAGATTTATCTACGATAGTTTACTTCCTGAAGTCACTACTATTCCTCAAGTCGTACTACTGATTGCTGACTATCAATATAAGGCGGCATTCGTTGCTGATCAGGAAATAAATCTTACAGCATGTCTGACTGAAATTATGGGCAATGTTAAATTCAAATGAAGAATTGAAAAAAGGAATTTTACATGAAACGTGTTGAACCGAAGGTTTCTTTTATTGAGGAGTTAGGCAAACCTTTTGATATAGTCAATGAGGATGAATTTTCTGAAAAGATTAAAAAAATAAGTCCTTTTGATTTTATAGGAAGTATATGTTTCAGTAAAGAAGAACTTATAGTAGATGAGAAAACAGAATCACAATACAATGCCTTTATTGTCAACAGGGGTCTTGGATTTGGTTCTGATACTGTTATTGCTGCAAATGAAATGAACAGCAGACCTCACATAGATAAAAAAATGCAGTATGATTTTCTTAAATCCGTAATTCGTAAAAGCAAGAGATATAATAAGTGGATAAAATCTGAGGAAGAGAATCTAGATTTAGTTCAGGAATATTTTGGTTATAGTTTTAATAAAGCAAAAGAAGCATTAAAAATATTAACTGATGATGATCTTAGCAAGATCAAAGACTTTATGAAAAAATCAAAAGGCGGCCGTTTATAAATATAGTTGTTATCATGAACAATTATAATTAGAAAGGACGTATGAAATGAGTGAGCGAGATAATTTTTTTACAATTGATTATCCTGGTTATCAACCGCTAGAAGTCTTGCTAGAAGATCCTGAAAATTTTCTGAAAGTAAAAGAAACTCTTTGTAGAATAGGTGTTGCGTCTAAAAAAGACAATACGTTATTTCAGTCTTGCCATATATTACATAAGCAAGGAAGGTATTACATTACGCATTTTAAAGAATTGTTTGCTTTGGATGGTAAAGAAGCGGACTTCATGGAAAATGATTTAGAAAGGCGTAATACTATTGCTAAATTATTAGAAGATTGGGGTTTGTTAAAAATCATTTCTACTTTAAAAGAAGATGAATTTTGCCCTCTTAATAAAATTAAAATTATATCATTTAAAGAAAAAAATGAATGGAATCTTGTTCCTAAATATAAAATTGGAAAAAAACGTTTTTAAAATAAAAAAGAATTTATAAATAAAGTGCCGCCAGGGAGTTTTGTTAGCTATATAAAAAAATGTAGTTGTATTACAAACTGGCTGGCACCACTATACGCCGATAGGGTATAGTAATTTTAACCTCGCTGAAAAGGAGAGACTTATGACTCGCGTACAAAAATATGCAATAGGCAATATGGCTGATATTTTAGATAATGTAAGACCGTTTACTGTTGGCTTCACTAGAATGTTTGAAAGTTTAGCCGATGTAAACGACAGTGTAGCAAGCAATTACCCACCCTACAATATTGTAAAGTGTGATGATGAAAATTACATCATTGAAATTGCTTGTGCAGGATTCCGCAAAGATGAATTTGAAATTCAGTTATTACCCGATAATAATAAACTGATTGTACAAGGTGTACAGGATCGCCGTGAAGACAAACGCGATTATTTTCATAAAGGAATTGGATCAAGAAACTTTACACGTTCTTTTTTACTAGAAGGGGATGTTAAAGTAACTGATTGTGAATTTACCGATGGTATGTTAAATATCTTTCTAAAAAGAATCATACCTGAAGATAGAAAACCCAAACAAATTAATGTGAAATAAGGTGAATTAGCTATGGCTCAAGTCCAAATTATTAAGTTGTCAACTGGAGAAGATATTATAGCTTCAGTTGAAGTAATGGATGTTCCTGGTTCTGAAAAAATGGTTATGGTTGAAAAACCCTGCATCATTCTTCTTAGACCTAAAGAACAAAATCCTAAAGAATTTGGCTTGGGCTTAGCACCCTATTGCCCATATGCAAAGGGGTACAAGTTTACCATAGTGAATTCACATATTGTCTCTATCTTTGAACCAGAAGAAACTCTTTTAAATGAATACACAAAAAGATATGGTTCACTAGTACCTACTTCAGTTAGACAAGTACTACAGGAATAGCATGAGTGTAGCACTTTCAAAAAAAGAGGTTTAATTGCTTGACATAAACTCCTCGTTATTATATAATGTATTCACACTGAGAGGAAGATATGTCAAATTTTTATACTTTTGCTAAACACTACGGTAATAAAATACTATATCGTGGTATCGAAAACGGAAAAAGGGTATCTAAAAAGGTACCCTTTTCTCCTACTCTTTATGTTCCTTCAAAGAATGAATCTAATTTTAAAAGCATATTCGGTGATGTTGTTTCTCCAATTAAGTTTGATTCTAATTCAGAAGCATCTGATTTTGTAGAACAATATAAAAACGTATCCAATTTTCCAATTTACGGGCAGACGAATTGGGGTTATCAATTTATATCTGAGAAGTATCCTGAAAAAGAAATCATTTGGGACATTTCAAAAATACTATTGTATTCAATAGACATTGAAACTACAGTTGAGAATGGTTTTCCTGACGTATTCAATCCTATGGAAAGAATCACTCTCATTACTTTGCAGAACAGTGTAACTAAAAAGATTACTACATTTGGTAGTGGTCCGTTTACTCCAGGTGAAGCTACTAAAAACTTTGATATTGATTATAAAGAATGTGAATCAGAAAAGAAACTTCTTCTTCGCTTTATAGATTGGTGGATTGTAAATTGTCCTGATGTTATTACGGGTTGGAATATAAAAGAATTTGATATTCCATATATTATTTCTCGTATGGAAAGAATTCTAGGAGAAGAAGTAGGTAGCCATGCTAAAAAATCAATGA